TGTTTGTGATACAACAAAGATAATAAACCATCCCCACACTACAAAACATTTCTAATTAATTCTTTTCCCCTTGCGATACATTACCACAAACGGATTATCATAAGTCCTATTCAATACCTCCATCAACTTCAATGCCTCAGTATAACTATTAACAATGGTTGGGGATATGGTATATCTATATACTTCCCTACCACTCGGTAATAAACAATAGTCCACCTCACATCTATGCGTCCTCAAATACTTACCAAACTTATTCCTGTCTACATAGGATGATGATACAACCTGTACACGATAGGTCATCTCACTCATATTAAGTGAGTCAATTAATTGAATGGTCTTATTGGTGGGGTTGAACATACTCGAACAATCTATTCCCTGAGAATACAATGAACCCCCAACCAACATTAATAATAATGTCTTCTTCATATTGGTTCTTGATTTAAGTGTGAACAACAAAGGTAATATATGGTGCCGGCATTACCAAACATTCCCCCATCTTTATTTTATTATTGTTATCCACATTGTCATCTTGTCAGTGGATAACTATGTTCATATCCCCATCATATACGAGAGCATTACCTATGTCATATTGTCATAGGGTTTCATTTGACATAGGAGGGGCTATCTATTTTATTTGATTGTTTGAAATGGTATGGGTGGGGTTGGTGGCCTATATGGGGGGTGGTATGGGTATATACCCCCCTCCTCCGTATCCCCCCTCCCTATATTTGTCGTATTTTTCGTAAAAAGGGGGGACAATCCCCTAAACAAAGTATATGGGTGAAAAAATATTTATGGAAAAAATTCTGAAAATTGGAAAAATGTCCCTATATTGAAAAAAAAATTTTGGGAAAAATTTTGAGAAATTGGAAAATTACTCCTATCTTTAAAAAAATCGAATAATATGTGTGGAGTAAAAAAAGTGTGTAGTTCTTGTAAAATTGGGAAGGTACTGGATGATTTTTTCAATGACAAAAAGGGGACATATGGTAAGGCTAGTTATTGTAAACCTTGTACTAGTATTAGAAAGAAAAATGAATATGAAAAAAACAAAGAATCAATATTGCTCAAGCGAAAAGAACGTCACAAAAAAACCTATGTAAAAAAGGAAAAAGGAATTGACAATATAATAGGTATGAGGGTAGGTAGATTAGTTGTTACTGAATTTGTTGAGTCGGTAAAGAACTATGGTGTTAAATGGAAATGTCAATGTGATTGTGGTAATGAGGTGGATGTTTTCAGAAAGGATTTGACAAAAAAACAAAATCCAACAAGGTCTTGTGGATGTTTGGTTAAAGATATTGTTAGTGAAAGAATGTCGGGGTCTAATCATTATAATTGGAAGGGGGGTGAACCAATAGTTAATGGGAAGGGATATCTTGAATATAGACATGGTGAATTCAGAGGGATGCGAGAACATAGGGTTATATATGAACAACACTACGGAATCAAATTATTACCCCACCAAAACATACATCATATAAATGGGATAAGGACTGACAATAGAATTGAGAATTTGGAGTTATGGGATACATCACAACCTGCGGGACAAAGGATAGATGAAAAGATTAATTTTTATTTTAGCCTATTGAAAGAGTATAAAGAACATCCGTTATATAAAGAATTAATTGAGCAACAAATTGCGGAATTATAATTTTCTCGTTATCACTCGTATTCAAATCCCCAACCCATTTTTTGGGAAAAAATCTGATGTGTACAAATATAAGTGAAATTGTAAAAAAAATATTTTTGGAAAAATTTTAGAAATTGTGAAATAGTAATATCTTTGTTGAGATTACTAACAAAAAAAAATACTAAAATGAAAAAATTAAGTCCAAGTCAGCAAGTAAGAATTAAAGCTTGTTATATTCTTATCAAAGGATGTTTAAAAGATTGTATTGAAGCTAGGAATAATGATATTATATTATACGATGCTTTGGTTAGTTCATTAAGGAGTCAGATATTTGATGTTTCTTTTTTTGATACTGGATTAAAATCTGTTGGTGTAATTGAATTGGAGAAAGTGATAAAGGAAATGAAAAAGAATGGGATGATTAGTGAACTTAAAAAGGATGAGTTTAAGATAGTTAAGGAGCATGTTGTTAATAGGGTTGTTATTGTTGTGTTGTTATTGGAATATCTTCAACAAAACCCTGATATGACGATTGAGGAGTTTACTGATTTTTTATATAAGTACAATGTTACGGTGACAGTAACCAAGATGGAACATAATAGTTTGTCGGCAACTACTGGTTATTACATAAAGGATATTACTGATTATGAAAGTAGAAATATCATCATTTATAATTTTGACACTATATTTGAAAACATAAAGATAAATCCTAATCTTATTATTAGGTAAATTAGTTTCCCCATTCATTATAGAGTGGGGTTTTATATTTTCTCGTTTCACTCGTATTCAAATCCCCAGCCCCTTTTTAATTTTGTATATTTATATTAAAATTGATTTATGAAAAGAATTATAAGATTAACAGAGGGTGAATTAATTAAATTGGTAAATAGAATAATTTCTGAGCAGAATGTTGATTTGTATATTGACCAAGCTCCTCCTGGTGTTCCCACCTTTCAAGGTAAGATTGATATGGAAAAGATTGGTAAGGAATTGGGGATGGTTTTTGTCAACAATCAATTATATTATAAGGGTAAGAATGGTGGGGAATTAGAGTTGAAGGTTGGACCTAAGATTGTTGATGATGAGAGTACATATCGTTTGTTTGTTACTAGTCCCACATCTAATGTTGAACTGTCAAAGAAATTAATTAATGGAGTGGGTACGACAATGAATATGGAGAATGGGAAGACATTGGTATGGCAGGGTTATTTTAAGATGCCTGATTTTGATAAATTGAAGATGGAGATTAAATCGATAATGGGGTTATTATAATATAATTTTTCTCCCTTCGGTCGTATTCAATCCCCAACCCCTTTTTTGAAATAAAATATATTTATAAATAAAAAATTATGAAACATTTATTAAACGATTTATCTGGTGAAGAAAAAAATAGAATCTTGGAACAATATAATAATTCCTTGATTGTTGAAACACAAAAATTCAATAAATTATTGAAATCAAGTTTGGGAAATGTAAAACCATTAATGGAAATGGATGGTGATGATGAATTTGAAATGACAAATGATGATGAATCAAGTGAATATCCTACCTATGAACAATTTAAGGATGAAATTGATGATTTCTTTTCTAACTATGGTGATTATATAAATCCTGAAAGATTAAAGCAAGAGGTTGATATGTTATTGGGTTTTATGAATGATGACTTTGAATATATTGGTGAGGGAAATGAGGAAAGGGTGGATGATGATGTTTCATATGAAAAAAAGGGTTCTCCATTGGTAACCATAACTGTGGATGGTGGTGATTTAATCAAGGCATATCTTGATAATGATTATAGATATGACTATGGTGTTAATTCTGTGGAATTGGGGGGTAGATTTTTCTTTGATGAGAATGTATATAATGACTTTATAAATAAAAACTAAAATATGAAAAAAATAATTAGACTAACTGAAAGAGATTTATTAAGTTTGGTTAAACAAACAATAAATGAAATGGAAGAAAACAAAAAAGAATTTCCAAAATCGTATAGAGAATTATATGATGATTTACCCCAAGAATTAAAAGAATTATTATTCAAACAATGGGATGCAAAACAGAATCCAAAATGGCATCCTGAGGGTAATTCATTAAAACATATTTTGGTTGTAATCAAGAGGGCGTATCATCATTATCCTGATGACCCCAATATGATAATGACCGCATTATTTCATGATTTGGGTAAAATGGATACCTATGGAATTAATCCTAAGACAGGAGAACCTACCGCATATGGACATGAAGATAAATCAGAAAAATATGTTGAACAATTTAGAGATTGGGTTGAATCTTATGAAGGAACTGATGTTGATGAAATAAAATATTTGGTTAAAAACCATATGAAGATTAAGCCATCAACTTGGGATGTTATGAAGGATGCAAAAAAAGAACCAATATCTTCTCATCCAGCATTTGATAAGTTGAAAGGTTTTACTGATAAGTTGGATGGTGGAGGTACAAATATATCTGAAGCCAAGATACGAGAAATAATTAGAAGGTTGGTTTAAAATTTAATAATCCCCACTCTTACATAGGTGGGGATTATTATTTGACTGATATATTTATAAATAAAAATTTATGAAAGTTAGAATTACGGAGGAGGAAAAGGTTTTAATCAAATTATTGTATGGTATTTTGAGTGAACAAGAATCAAAACCTGAAATTAAAAAATCATCAGAGAGACAAAAACAATTTTGTCCTTATATTAATAAGGACTCTAAACAAATTGTTGATATTGAAAATATTTACGATTTTTACAAAAAACAACTTAATTTACCATCGATTACAGTTGATACAACTATTTGGAATTATATTAATAATTTAATAAATAAAAGAGCTGAAATGTATTATAAAACAATAAAGAATGATAGAATTTCTTGTGAAATTGCTTTGAATTGTATTAGACCATTGATGAGAACTTATAATTTGATTGTAGTTGACACTTTAAATCAATTGATATATCTGTTTGACCCGAATGGTAATTTTATTGCGAAAGATGTAATTATTTCAGGAAAAAACAAACAACCCACTAACCCTACGGATATAGCAAATGCTATGTTATCTTGGGATGAGTCAGCTATCAAAGCGGGTTTTAAATGGATTAATGGTAAGGGATATGTTGACCAAACAAGTCAGAATAGAAAATACAATCATGATTATGTGTATGATTGGATAGATAGAAATAACAAGAGGTTTACCTCTCCTGGTGTTTATGATATGGGTACGATTACGAGTGACGCATCGTATGCGGGAAAGATAAATAATATAAAACATTTGGTTCAAAATAACAAACAATACACACAAGCAATTCATGGTTATTACCTAGAACAACCACGAACATTAGTATTACAAAAGGCAAAAAAGTTTTTGGGAGATGTTAAAAACCCTGAGGCAAAAAAGGAATTTATAAATGCGGTATCCACTGGTGGTTTAAATTTAGATTTATCATATGGTTGCATAAATTTAACAACAGAATTTTTGAATATTTTACAAAAATATTGGGATAAAGCTAAAGTTTTTGTATTATCAGAATCCAATGAGAACTATTTGGTTGATAATTCTAAAAATTATTTCGATAAAATGTTAAATAGTGAGGTATGCCCATCTCCTCAATCACTTGGGGCTCAAGGTACTAGTAATTTTGTGTAATTACAATAAGAAAATCTTTTGTAGTTAGGTCTTTGTTTATTATCTTTGTATTATGAAAAATACAATTATAATACTTACAACAATTTTGGTGACATCAATATTTCTATTATCGTGTAAACCAACAAATGAAAAGATATCTAAAAATATTAAAAAAACAGATATTAAACCAAAAATTAATATCCTACCTTTAGGTGATGTTTCACCAGAATATTTAAACATCATCAAAAATTCAGTTGAGTCCTTTTACAATTATAAGTGTGAAATAAAACCACGTGTTGAATTAACTGATGATTTACTTTCCAAAAGTAAAAAAAGATATTGTGCAAGTACAATATTAAAAAAATTTGACTCAAATCAAAATCTATTAATTATTACTGAAATTGATATTACAATGAAAAAGGGTATGATTGATGAATGGGGTATTCTTGGTTTGGGATATAGACCTGGAAACACTTGTGTTGTATCAACATTCAGAATGAAAAAAAATGTATCTAAAGAAATTATAAAAGAAAGGGTTGAAAAAGTATGTTTACATGAAATAGGTCATAATTTAGGTTTAGAACATTGTGATTTTGATAATGAATGTTTGATGAATGATGCTAAAGGGACTATCAAACAAATAGATAAAGAAAAAAAATGGTTGTGTAAAAAGTGTTGTCAAATAATAAAAAGACCTTTTTCTTTTAAACACCAAAATAATTAAATATTATCTGATGATTTCCTTGTTTCACTCGTATTGAGTCCCTAACCTTTTTTTTATAGAAGTATATTTATATTAAAAAATTATGGCAAAGAATAAAAGAGTTCCAAGAAACAAAAGACAAAGTAAAAAATCATTTAAGAAAACCTTGAAAAGAATGAATGAGAATAAAGAGGTTTTGAAAAAATGTTTAACAACCCAACAATAAAAGTTGGGTTTTTTATTTAAGATATTTATATATTATGAAAGTAGAAATCACGGATAAACAATTGGAGAAATTCAAAAAACACATTCAAAATTTGATTGATGGTGAATTGGATAATTTGAGAGAAGAATCTCAGGATTGGGGATTGGGTGAGATGGATGAATTGGAGGAGTTGGAATCTGTTAAGAGAATTGAGATTGATAGAATTGTGCCATATACAGGATTAAATGTTTATCTTAATTTTTATGTTAGTGGTAATAGAGAGGATTTTGATAATATTAGAGCAACAATTCAATATTTAATTGGTACACATTTCCCAAATATAAAATTATTTTTCAACGATATAATATATGAAGATTAGAATTAACGAGAATCAATTTGATAGAGTATTACAAAAGTATTTGGATAAATTATTAAATAGATATTCAGGTAAGATATGTCGTTTTGAGGTTGATGGTTATGATGAGGATGATGTGTTTTGGATAATGGCTATAATATCTCAAGATTGGAGGGATGAAAATAATACTGATGATTTTTGGATTGATGTTGTTAGATTAAAAAAAGAAATAAAAGAGGAATTGAAAACAATATTTTCAGGTATTAATTTTCACATCGGTTCTTATGTTGGAAATTGTTAATATATATTGTATATGAGAATTATTATTTCGGAAAGTAAGTTGGAGAAATTAAAACAAACCATATCCAAAAAGGTTATGGAAGATGGTATCTATAATACGGCCAGAATGATGGGTATGGATACAAATCAATTTATTGATAGATTTGGTTTCGAGTTGGAGGATAAAAGAATTACTGATTTAATTGATTTCTATATGGAAAATAAATTTCATAAAGTTTATGACTTCGATAAGAAAATTGGTATGTGTGACCTTTATGAAACCCCAAGTCAATTTCTTATTGTCGTAACTGAGGCAATTAATGAGTTTTGTTATAATAATTTTAATTTTACTTCTCATTATAATATTGATGAAGAAGATATGGAGTTTGAAAATATATTTTATCAAATGGAACATTATCTTATCAAAAATTATGGTGAATTAATTACAAATACATTTATTAAAAATTGTGGGGAATGAAAATTATAATAACTGAAAGTCAATTTGAAGATGCTGTAATAAGATATGTCAAGAAATCATTTAAGAATGAAATTGTTGATGTTTACTTCACAGGCAAGATGCTTGAGATTATTCTTCCTGGTGAGGAAAGTTTCAAAAGAGAAAATGCTATCAAAGTTCAATTACATAATGAATTAAAAAATATTTTCAGTAAGAGTTTCCCAATCCAAGTTCATTTTGAACAAAAGTTTTATGGTAATGTTGAATTTGATGGTGATGATGTCACATTCACAAAGGAATTAGATAATGGTGAAATGTTTGAATTGACAGGAAGTATGCAAGAATTTCACGATGGTAGAGATTATGATTATGAGTTTGAGCCATCGTATATTTCCAACGAAGATTATTACTCAGATAATTGGGATATAATTGAACAATTCATACAAAATAAATTTTATTATAGGTAAATTAAACCCCACCTGAGTAAGAGTGGGTTTTTAATTACAATTTTTGAAGTAATCCACAGAATTTTATTTGTTTTTTTGATATTTATAGTTATATTTGAACTATAAACGATTAAAAAAAATCTTATTATGAAAAATTTAATTCTGTTGTTAGTTTTTTTACTTGGTAGTTATATCTCTTTTGGACAATCCGAGAAAACATTAATTAGGTCTTTTAATGTAAATGTGAATGAGGTTGTATTCCCTTTGGAGTGTAAAAAATCTGTTTTAACTTGGGACAAGACATATGTTAGGGTGGAATTGATGGTTAAAACAAATCTTAGGTATGAAATTTTGGATGTTTTGGCAAAAAATGGTCGATATAATTTTGAAAGTCAGATTAATAATCAAACATTGATTATAACTTTACCAAACCTAAAGGATAAAATAAAAATTGGTGAATTGGAACTGGTTGAAAATTTTGAGATAAAGATTTGGTTACCAAATGAAACAATAGTCAAGGATGGTATATTGAATTTATAATGGGTAATTTTTTTATTTTTATGATATATTTATAGACAATAATAAAATTATAAAAAGTATAAAAATGAAAAGGATTATAACTCTAACTGAATCTGATTTGACAAGATTAATAAAAAAAATAATAGACGAACAAACAACATCTTATCAAGCAGGACAACAACAAGGTCAAAAGGCCGCTCAAGCAACAAAACAAGCTGTAGGTCAGGCGGTAACTGCGGTAAAACAAGGTGCTCAGGTAGCCGGTCAAGCTATATCTAGTGGAGCACAACAAGTAATGAAAGCTGGTAAACAAACTATTGTGACTTTGGGTAACATTACCTTTACAATTGTAATATATGGTGCTGCAGTTATTTGGTTGATTGGTAAAGGTGTTTATAGAATAGCTAAAGCCACATCCGATGCTTTATTAAAATTATTATCATCAACAGGTAAATTAGTTATTGGGGGGGCAACTGAATTAGGTAAGAAATCAGTAGATACTTTAAAAGCTGGTGGTATATTAATTGATAAGGGTGCTCAATATGTAGGACAACAACTTTCTAACCTTAAAGATTCATCAGTAACCTTAGGTAAATGGATTATTGGTCAAGCAAAACAATTTGGTTACAAGATTTATGCTGCAGTATTAAGTGGAGCATCTAAAATAGGTACAATTGCTAATTTGGTCGGAGATTATCTTAAACAACAATGGTCAACAGTTCAAGCACAGGTTGGTAAAACTTGGGAACAAGCTAAATCTTTAGCTTCAGGTGCTTATCAGACAGCAAAAAAAACAGCCCAAAATGTTGGTTCACAAATTTCGAAAACCGCAAGTGATATTGGTAGTGGTATTTCTAAGGCTGCAGGTAATGTTACTGGATTCTTGGGTGGTTTAATGAGTGAAATGTTTGAAAGGTATTTCAGTTTCGAAGGTGAGACAACATTAGATATACTTTTTGAAGCAAGAAGATTCAACGGAAAATCAATACTTTTATAATTATAAATTTTAAACTATTTATCAGACACATCCCCATCAATAAGGTGGGGATTTTTATTTGTGATATTTATTGTAAAATTCATTTATGAAAATTATAATTACTGAACAACAATACGATAATATTTTACAACAAGTAAATAAAACGATTGGAAATATAACTGACCCATATAAAATGGTGGGGATTCAAAGACCTTCTCAGAAAAAAATAGAAACAACAAAAAAGGTAAAACCAAAAGGTATTGCCAATCCTGAACCACAGAAAATTAGTGGGAAACAATTGATGGATGGTTCTGTTATGAATATAACAAATGATTACAAAAAAATAGTTAGAGAATGGGAGGGTGACGCAGCAAATAGAATTGGTGGGGTAAAACAACCTAAGTTGGTAGGATATCTTGACTCAAGGGGAATACCAACGATTGGATATGGTCATACCGATGGTGTTAGGGTTGGTATGAAAATAACCAAAAAACAAGCTGAAGATTTTTTGGTTCAAGATTCTGGCGATGCTATTGGTTGTATCAGACGAATAATGGATGAATGGAAAAAAAATGATTTAAAAACTTATAAATTAACTCAAGGACAATTTGATGCTATGGTTTCAATGACATTCAATGCTGGATGTACAAGTATGAGAAAATCTAGATTTATACAAGAACTAAAAAAAGGTAATACAAAAAAAGCTGCTGAACTTGTGAAAACTTTTTATATTGGTACAACAGAGGGATTAGCAAATAGAAGAGAACAAGAATACAATTTATTTATATCCTAATAGATGAAAAAGATAATTAAAAAAATATTATTGGAAGAATACAATAACTCAATTCATAACTGGGAACTTCATCATCAACTTAATAAAAATGAATTTAGAATTACAAATAAGTTAAAGTTTGTTAATGAAAACAAGGAAGAAAGATTAAAAAACTTGTTTGATTCTATGATGGAGAAGTATGAAAATCTAATTGAAGTTCAGAGGGAGTATGAAGATTTTAAGACTTATGATATATACCAAGCATATGTTTATTATGTTGACCCTGAAATAGATTGGGAAGACGATGAATATGTGTTTAAAGTATTACCAGTAGACAATTCAGACGATTACAATTTAGAATATCATGCTTGGGAACTTAAGAATGTTTCAGGTGCTTTTGGTAAAGAACTTTTCGAAAAAATGTTGAAAGCTTGGTTTGAAAAAACTTACCAACTCCAAATCAACGCAGTTTATCCAGTTTAACACTTTGTGGCTTTACTTACTTAACTATTATATTTATAATGTAATGGGGTAAAACGAATTGTGGTTTTACAAAAACAAAAAACAAAATGAAAAAGATAATTGCAATCATTTTGTGGTTCTTGTTGGTTTCCTTGGATTCTAATAGTCCACAAAAAATTTCAGTTTCTTCGGAGGTTGAAAAGAAAGTTCACAATGATGTTGTAGCAATACAATTATCAAACAAGGTGAAAATAAATCGAAAACACCCGTATAGTAAATTTTGTGATAATTACCACGAAATTGCAATGTACTATCACTTAGAACATGGTATACCTACAAGTGTTCAATTAGCACAAGCGATAGCTGAAAGTGGGGGTGGGTATTCACCAATTGCAAAGAATGCAAATAATCTATTCGGTATGAAGTATTATAAAGAATTGTACGATGGTGATTATTATGTATCTTTGGGTGGAACAAAATGGAGAAAGTATGAAAGTTTCTCTGAATCATTTGAAGACCATGCTTTATTTCTTAAGAAATATTACAAACACGCTGTTGGTAAAAATTGGAAATATTGGACAAATCATTGTAAAGGTTATGGATTTGGTGAATATTGGAAACACATTGGTATGGTTATAGAAAAATACGAGTTATGGCGTTATGATGAATTGATTATTAAACATCAAATTAATCAAAGTTATGATTTGTTATGTGATTCTTCTCTTAATTTATCTAAATGATGTTTATATAAAAGTATTGTAAGATGGTATGACCCCAGTATTAAAACACAATAAATCTCGAACCACAACATACCTGAATACAACAATACAAATATTGACATATAATAAAGAATACCAAAAAATTGGAATCTTTTTAATGTCATAAGAGGATAGGAACAAGAGAGAAAGAAAAGACCTGCAATAATATTATGTGTTGTTGGGTATAGGTCTAAAGAAAACGCAGTCAGAAGTAATAACAGAATCGAAGGTACCAACCATTTGTCTGTACTAAAGAAGAAGTAACTTGTGGCTGCGTTTATTATTATGAACATTGGTTGAAGTGGTGTTCTCCAATAACTTGATAAAGACCATAATTCACCACATATTGACAAAAGAATAAATGGTTGTATTATTGATAGTATAATAACACTAAGTTTTATATAAAACTCATATTTTTTGATAAAAAACATAAAATACAAAAATGACTGAAGAACAAAAAGCTCAAATTTATGGTAGTTTACTAAATGAACATACCAAATTATTTAATGAAATAAATAGAATAAAAGGTGAAAGTTTGGAGTTGTCTAATCAACAAAAACAAAGAATTAATGATTTGGAACGAAGACAAGTACAAATTATGGAACAGGTTAAAAGATTATTGAGTTAGATATATATTTATATTTAAAAACAATATGTCATACAGAAAAACAAAACTCATACAAGAAAGAAATGTTTTAATTGAAAAAAATAGATTAATGGAACAAGGTGTTGTAACAACAACAACCACTAAAAAGTTGGATAAAAAAACATATGAGAACTTATCGTTATGTTCGAGTGTTAAAAATCCACCTAATCCTACTGAAATTAAAACAGAATTCGGAGTTGTACTACAAGACCCTTCAGGTAAAGTACCTTATTGTCGAAAAGAATAATTTTATACTATACCTGAGGCTTCTTTATCAATGAGAGCTTTTACCTTTTCGTTTGCTTTAGCCCATGCACCACCACCTAATCTTCTGTCTCTATCGTTTTTAGCGATTTTGACTAATTCCTTCTCTGATTTGCCTTCATCAACACCTTTATTAATACTTTTTGCAAAATCTTTGAAGAAACCAGGACCATTCCACGTGGCGTATGAGAAGTGTAATAATAATGGATTACTATTATTTACAATATTTCTTGCTTTTTCAGATAAATAATTTTTTGAATTTTTATCAAACAAACTTTTCATAGTTTTTACTGCTAAATCAAGTAATTGATTTTTAATTTCACCACCCCTATAATTCCAAGTCCATTTTTTACAAAAATTATCCATACCCATCTTTTCTTTTTGGTCATCAATCAACTGAAAGAATTTTTTTCCATCTGAGGATATATCTTCAATCTTACCTGCTTCTCTATCCAATCCGAACATTGTTTCACCTGACCTACTATACATTCCTGTTTTACGAGGATGTTTTGAACCTGGATAACCAGCACATTCAGGATTCCAATAACCGCCTTCAAAATTTTCAATAACCTTTTTTGTTATGTCATAAAAATCGCCTTTACCACTTGATTTATACGGAGTAGTTTTATCATCGATTTCAGTATCTGATTCGGTATCTTTATTATCGGCATCAGGTGAAATTTTACCACTTCTATAATCATCTAGTTTTTTCATTGCGGTTTTAAAAATAATATCTAAAGGATTTATTTCTTGTTCAATTATTTTATACAAACTTTTGATTCTATTTTTCTCATTTTCTGAGATTATCATTCTTCTTGACATAATTTAATATTTTTACACAAAGTTTTTAAAGTCACTAAAAAATTGACTTGGCATATCGGCATGTTTAACATTTCTTCGTACCTCAGGTTGAGTCGACTCTAAGTTTTTTAATCTTTCACCATGTTTTCTAAATTGCCCCGACCAATTTTCTTGTCTTGATATCATTTTGATGTTTGAGGGTAATTCACCATTAAAATTAGAACCAACAAATTGAGTTGCAAAATCAGGTACAACTGGGTCAATTAAACCCACCTTATAACCTTTAGTTGCTGCCTCCCAAGCATTTTTACCACCAGCTGAAAATCCACTTACTGAAGTTATTTTAGCCTTAGGGTCTTGTAATTTAATCTGATTCAAAACATTGTCCAATGAATTTTCAAAATTACTATAAACTACATTTTTGTCTGAAAGTATTTTTGAACCTTTATCAAACATAAACTGAGCACCATATGAACTACTTGGTGAACCACCGAAAACAATTGCATAATTTGATGTATTATTATTTTTATCAACAATGATACCCCCCTTAGACATTTGTTTATCAAATCTTTTTTCTTCTTTTTTTGATGGCATTTTTGGAATCGTGCCAATACCACCTTTATCTGTCACAGGAAAATTGAATTCTATGTGAACAGCGTTATTATTCTTTTCTCTTAGAACCTTTCTTATCCCAGAGTTTGGGGTTTTCATTAATTTTTCTGCGGCACTTGCAAATTGTTCACTATATGGTGCAACATCGATAGCAAATCCAGGTATATGGTTACTTAAAACTTTACCTCTTTTTTTATCTCTATCTTCTAAAAAATCAGCATATTGTTTTTGTGTTAATTCACCTGACATATATTTATCCCAAACATTTACCACATCTTGTCCATACCAAGATGCTATATTTGACCTACTATTTTGTTTATTAACTCTCGCTTGGTCTTCATACGTTCTTAAAGTACTTGTAACTTTCAAATTTGATGTATTTGCTTGAGCAAAAATACTTTTAAGTAACAATTCAGAGGGTGAATTTAATTTTATTGCTGATGGTCCGTAAGTAATTTTAAAAGATTCAGCATTTGGATGTACAAAAAATTCTCCAGGTTCGAAACTTGATACTAATGAAGAATCATATTCACTACTATCGGATGTTGAATCAGATGTTGTCATATCTTCAGGGTCAATTTCACCTCTTCTAAATTTTTCTAATTTATCTAATGCTGTACTAAAAATAATGTCTAAAGGAGATTTTCCTTGTTCATTAATTTTGTATAGACCTTTTATATGTTTTTTTTCTTCTTCAGAAATGACAATTTTTTTCACAACACTTTTTTAAATAAATATCAATAATTCATTGTTTATTTTAATTATAATAAATGATATTTATAGATATGAAAGTCAAAATTGTATTTAAAGACGATAAAAAAAAGACCACACATAAGTTGTATTTGGAGTTTATTAAATTCATTCAAAAGAATTACCCTTTAAAATACGACTTGACTATTGAATTACTTGGTGAAAGGGAAGGTGTAATGACTACTGGGTCTAGGAACACCAATCATACCTTGAAAGTATTAACATCAGGTAGGATGAATCGAGATATATTGAGAACATTAGCTCATGAATGGATTCATGAATATCAAATGACAATTTTGGGAAGAGAAAGAGGACCTGACATTGGTGGAATTAATGAGGATGAGGCTAACGCATATTCAGCAAGATTAATAAAGTTGTTTGAGAAAGAGTTCCCAAATGATGAAAAGTATATGTATGAATAAAAAAAAGGTATTTCCTAAGAAATACCCATAACTTCCAAATCAAAGATTAATTTTTTTCCTGCAAGAGGATGGTTAGCATCCAAAGTTACTGAATCATCAGTCACTTCAATTACTTTTACAATAATCGGTCCATTAGGTGTGTTTCCTTGGAGGGTTTCACCAACTTGTATTGTTTCAGGTACTTGACTCTTGGATACTATTGTAATCATTTCTGATTGATAATTGCCATAGGCATTCTCAGGTTCAATTTCGATTGTTTTTGTCTCACCAACTACCATATCAATTAAACCATCCTCAAAACCTGAAATGAGTTGACCTTGACCTAATGTTGATGTTAATGGTTCACGTCCCTCATTAAGTGAAGAATCAAAGATTGTCCCATCTTCCAATCTTCCTGTATAATTGACTATAACGGTGTCACCTACTTGAATTTTTTTCATTTTAAATTGTAATGTTTTATTGAATGAATAATAATCACATTAATTTAAAATGTCAAATCAAAAGATATTTGTAGCATAAAATTTTTATCATAAAATCCCAAATACTTCCAAGATTCTTCAAATAGATAATTTAAACCTGTTTCACCTATGTCTTCATACAACTTAACATCTCCGATTTTTAACTTACAACTAATCACGTGAATTTTATTATTTGTACTGAATATAATGTTAGTTATTTCTACATCACTACCTATACCATAAAGAAGCTCTAAATCCTTTTTGAAAACTTTATTAAATAAAATCAATAATCCTTTCTTCATTTGATTAAAATAAGTAAATTTGTTATAATCATCAATATTTATATAAATATGAAAAGAATAGTACTTACAGAAGAAGAAAAAGAGGATATACTTGCCAAATACACAGAAGCTGACGATAAAGTTTTAGTTTATTTGAGGAGAAATTTTCCAGTCAATGAAGTTCCAACAGAATTTCAGGAATACTTTGGTAAATATAGGATTTTAGTTGATGACAAGTCAGTTCCTGTAAGAGGTAACTTTAAAAAGTTGATTGATAAAATTGATAATTTACTTGTTGATGTATTTGCGGATGTGGACGACAAAAAAAGAAGACAAACAATAAAAAAATATGTAAAATATTTTGAGGATTAGATTATAAAACTTATCTTTGTCTGAGAAATATTTGTTCACCCAATAAAATAAATCGAAATGACAAAGCACGAGTTACTAAATCAATACACTTGGGTTATGAAAGTTCTTGATTCTTGTCAGAACGAAGAACAAGTGAGAACAACTGAAAGATTGTTCGAGTTGTATGTCAAAAAATGGAACAAAGAATTAACTGACAAACAGATGGGGCAACTTAGTTCCAATTTCGAAAAAGAAAAAAAAGGTAAACTTTCTAAAACACGAAAAAAGAAAGGGAACTTTCTTTCAAACATTTCACAATTTTTCTTATTTTAATCAAAACAAAAATTTATGGCTTACGGATATACTTGGTATGATGAATTGCGAATATTCCTATTCAAAGATTTACCTAACTTTTTAAAAAACATTTGGAGATTTAGAAAAGCCCTATGGAATCATCACTGGTGGGATTATAATGGGACTTTGAGGTTCATTGAGATATCTACTGAACATATGGCTAAAAACCTCAAGGTGAAAGGAAATGAGGTAGAAAAACCACGATTCAAGAAAGTTGATAAAATGAACAGAGTTGTTGAAATCCTAAAGAATATCCGTGAGGACAGATACTTTGACATCGTTGAAAAAGAATTGGGTAGAGGTTACAATACCAGTAAAATCGAATTTGTTCCTTGTGAGGATAAACCTGATTATTTTGAACTAGTTGACTATGATTCTGATGAAGAAAAAGAATTCAACAACAAATATTTCAATAGGGTTACTGAGCTTGAAAATGAAGAATGGAATGAATTGTGGGAAATATTGAAGGGACAAGACTACGATAAGTTCGACAAGGAAAAAGATTGGGATGACCAATTTGATGGTTCTGGTATGAGAGGTTGGTGGGATTAAATTTTCTAAAACTTTTTTTTTGAGTATATATAATTTATTTATAAACATATAATATTAGTAAGTATGAAAAATTTAATTTTATTTTTCTTGTTCGTTTTTACATCCCAAAATATTAATTCTCAATCAAGAATACCTAATTCTGAACCAACATGGGATTCATTAGAATTAGAAGGACTCAAAGAAATTGGTTTTTATTTTAATAAAACTGATTTAATTGATAGTAGAATAGACACTTTGGATTCTAACATAAAACAAATACGTACACTCGATGATGATAGAATAATTGAGGAACAAAATAATTTAATTTTTATGAATATGAAAATCTATTGGTGCTTAATAGTAATTCTGATATCGAAAAAAAATTTTTATTTTTAACCTTTTTGTATGAAGAGGGAACTCCTTATCATAGCTCAAGACATTTTTTATCGGATAAAGGTGAAAGAATCGTAATAGAATATAAATCAAAGAACTCATCAGAAAAAAAGATGTTTTTTGTGTCTATATATTATAGTCAAAAGAATGATTATTTAGTAACACACTTCGATTAAATAAAAAAAAACGAACTTAGTTTAAGTTCGTTTTTTTTATAATAATTATCCTTTTTTTTTATTTACCACCAGAACCTTTTACACAATTTACAAAAGCCCCAACTTTAGCTAAAGCAACAGCCATATCTTTATCCTCTTCTTTGTTGCCAAAATTAACAGAAGTTACACATGCAAATGCTGTCTTATTTGCTTTTAATGTTTCTGTACCAAATTGTACATTAGGGTTACTTTTTATGTAACTTTCAAGAGCACTACAATTTTGAATAAGCAAATCTCTATATGGTTTCTTTTGGCCTTCTTTGAAATTAGGACCTAAGTTCATCATACCCTCTAAATGAGATTGTAATGGTTCCATACAACTTGTTGCTTGTTCACTGATTACTCTTTTTACTAATTTAACTAAATCACTTTCAGTTAATCTTACAGTTCTTCTCATAATTTATTTTTTAATTTTTTTTATTTTCTATTATTTTATAATAAATATGTTTATCTTGTAAAAAAAAACGATGAGATTATGAGAACAAGTATTTTATTCCTTTCATTTTTGGTTTCCACATCTATTTTTTGTCAAGTTACAATGATGGTAGGTGATTTAACATTACCATCTAAATCAATTGACACAATTTCTGATGTTACTAATGGTATCATAAGAACTAACAAATTGTACATTGCTGAAGGTAATGATGTTAATAAAAACAAACATTACTTCGATGGTGATGATATTATGTTTGTTGATGCCCAAAAATATGTAACTGAGGTTAATTCTGTTTTTTCAATTGACAATCATTCAAAACCTAGTTTCATTTCTTTCAATACCACAAGATTAAAAATTGACTTGAATCAAAAGGTAAATTATTCTTTGAATTACATTCCTTTTTCTATTTTCTACGTTGATAGTATTGTTGAGTACAAAACAAAGTATGATTTTAGAGTGGAGTTGATTTACAATGGTAGATTAGTTGAGTCTGTTGAAGTTCACTTTGATAGAATAACTGATAAAAGTTACACATTAGCTATGACTTGGTTCAATTCACTATCCTCAGAAGAAAAGATGAATATCAATAGTAATGACAAGGATGATGTATTAGCCGCTTGGATTGATAGAACATTTATGAGTTACTTATCTAAATCACTTCCAAACAAAGACTATTGTAAAACTCTAATCAAGAATGAAAAGTTTTCATTTAACTACACTAATAAGGTTTACTACACAGACTTCCAAGACAAGGAATGGTAAAAAAAAACACTACGTAAGTAGTGTTTTTATATTTTAAGCAAGTTCTACACCTCCAGGATTTGGTGAATAAACCACAACAACAAGTTTACTTATTTTAGGATTTAGTTTGTTCATTCCCCCAATACCGCCTTTATCAATTTCGTTTTTAATTCTTGGACTCGCCTTAAACAATGATTCTAAAGAAGGTATAAAAATGTTATTCTGTTTTATTCCATTTTTTACAAATTCCAAATATTGTTGTCCAATCATATCACGGAATGTTTCATATTTAGAATCCAATTGGTCATCACCTGTATCATCAACTTGTAATGTTAGATACACTTGCATTTTATCACCAAAGTAAGCTTGACCATATTTTTCAACGTTAGAAAATTTACCTAAATCAAGTCCTTGAACACCCTTTTTTTCAAACTCAGTCTTGAAGTTTCCGAATGCTTTTCTGAAACTTTCTACAGCTCTCATAATATTATTTAATTCATCTCTAGTCATAGATGGTACTGAATTAACAAATGTCATAACGTTGTTTGGGTTCAGATTTCCTGACAAACCTAATCCTGAAGAAAGGTCACCAATCAATTTATTAAACTCATTACTAATTGTGTAAAAAGTAGGTCCTACATTTGGTTCGTCAACTGGTCTCCCTTGGTCTAAAGGTTGTCCATTTATTGTTAGTTTTCCTGCAAGACTATTTAGGTTCATAGTCAAAACGGAGTTCAAATAAGACTTCAGACTTTCTGATTCATCTTTAATAAAAAAATGAACACCATTTTCAATACCTGCAACATTGATAGGTTGTTTGGTAATTTGAGGTGATGGTATGTTACCAAGGGTTCTATCGAAGGTTATTGTTGCACTTTGTACATCTGGTCTTATTGGAAATAGACCTTTGAAAGAATATGGGACACTATTTTTAAGGTAATTTCCTGCTTTGTTTTCATCACTTACTTGTTCTGAGATTACTCTCTTAACAATTTTGTATAAATCATTTTCTGTTAATCTAATAATTGTTTTCATTTTTGTATTTTTTATTCATAAATATCTTTATATTTGTATTAAAATAAAGACAATACAACAATTATGAAAATAACATTTATATCTGACACACACAACAAACACAAGTTTGTTACTGATGATTTACCTGGTGGTGATTTGTTAATCCATGCTGGTGATATATCTTCTATGGGTTATGAACACGAAATTCGTGAGTTCTGTAAATGGTACAATAGTTTGGACAATTACACTCACAAAGTATTCATTGCGGGTAACCACGATTGGGGATTCCAAATCAATACTGAGAAAGTAAAAGAAATCTTGGACTTCTATAGTGACATAACATATATAGAAGATAATGAAGTATTGGTGGGTGAAAAACTTGTAAGTGTTTATGGTAGTCCTTGGCAACCTGAGTTTTATAATTGGGCATTCAATCTTCCAAGGAATGGTTATGAGTTAAAAGAAAAGTGGGGTAACATTCCAAATAATACAGACATATTAATTACTCACGGACCTGCTTATGGTTATGTTGATAAAGTAATTGGTAGACCTGAAAATCTTGGTTGTGAATTATTGACTGATAGAATCAAAGAAATTAAACCAAAGATTCATGTGTGTGGACACATTCACACAGGATATGGTTACACATTTGATGGTGACACTCACTACATTAATGCCGCAGTATTAAATGAAAGTTATAATTACCATCACAAACCACTTACAATCGAATGGAATCCTGAGACAAACGAAATTGAGTTCTTATAATAAAAAACCCCACCTAAAAAGTGGGGTTTAATTTTTTTAAGCTAAAAGTAATTTTTCGAATCTTTTGAACTCGTGTTTTCTGTGGTCTAAACCATTGAATCCACCATTTACTCTTCTACTTACTTCTGTTACAACATCTTCACCAGTACCACGGTCGCAAACAGACCAAAGATTGTTACTATTGAAAAAGAATGCTGCGGAAGTTAAAGGGTATTTCGTTGCAACTAAGTCTGGATTTGTTACTAAATCTTCACCTAAAAACTCACCAAATTTTTTGAAGTTGTCTTTTCCTGTCAACTGTATAAAACCTGCTCCACGATATTTCCAACCTTCTTTAGTTGTTTCATCACCATTACCCAATCTACTTCCATAAACACGAGATGCAATTTTCTCAGGTTTATAAGCGTAAGATTCAGCTAAGTTACCAGGAAAATACTTTGGAAAAATTTTCATCAAACCATCCTTTGAGTAATTAAGATTCTCATTAACAGCTTTGAAGTTACCTGATTCTGTTGAACATTGTGCTAAAAAGTGTGTCAATCTCAAATTCGTGATAATACCGAACTTTTCACCATTGGCATTAATTTCATTGATTACTGAATCAGGAATTTGTCCTTTAAGTTTGTCCAATTTTAATGTCTCTTTTTCGACTTTTGGAAGAGATACCCCCATTTTCTCAAGTGTTGCAGGACCTGCAATACCATCAGCAACTAAACCATTTTTAGTTTGCCATTCTTTAAGTGCTTTGTCAGTACCAGGACCGAATGCACCATCGGCAGTAACGCCTAATTTTGTTTGGAGTTGTTTAACTAATTCTCCTTGTGAACCGATTTTTAACATAGTTTTATAGTTTTTTTTATAAATACCAATTAACTAGGTTCAGTTAGTATTTATATAAAAAAAAGTTATCAATTATGTCAATCAAGGTTAAAATTTCTATTTACTTTTCAGTTTTAATTATGTCAATTTTCTTTATAATGAAGATGATTTCATTATTTTTTATAAATGACGCACTACAATTAATCAAAATAATTGAATTATCTTGTTTTATTGTTTTTTTACCATTCTTTTCAATCTTGGTAAAAGAATATACTAATAAATTAAAACATAATATAAAATTAACACAATACTCCAAAAAACTTAACAAAGTTCTTATATCACAATCACACAATTCATTATTTTATCAAGGAAATGTAAAGGATGGGGCAAAAACTTTAACAAAGGAAGTAACAGAATCAATTGATGCTGATAGATGTTCAATTTGGTTATATAATTCAGATAAAACCTCAATTATCTGTCAACAACTTTATATTAAAAAAGAAGATGAATGGTATAGTGGGGCGGAAATGTATAAAAAAGATTTTATCGCCTATTTTGAACACTTAGAAATCAATCCGATTATTATTGCAAACAATGCTGAAACTCATACCGCAACATATTGTTTTGTTGAAGGGTATTTGAAACCCCTTGGTATTAAATCTATGTTGGATGTTCCAATTATGTACAGAGGCGATGTAATTGGTGTTGTGTGTATTGAGAGTAAAACATTAAGGGAATGGATTGGATTAGAAGTTAACTTTGCTCAAATGTTATCATCACTATATTCTTTTGCTTATTCGGTTAAAGAAAGTAATATTTTGAGAGGTAATTTACAAGAGTTCGAAAAGTTTGTTGATACATCTGTTTTGGTTTCTAAAGCGGACAATAAAGGTAGAATAACATATGTAAATAAAAAGTTTGAGGAAGTATCTGGATGGTCTTTAGATGAAGTAAGAGGAAAAGACCATAGTATTGTTAATTCGGGTAAACATCCCAAGGAGTTTTGGGCTAATATGTACAAAGATGTTGTCGTTGAGAAAAAGATTTGGAATGAGATTGTTACAAATAGGGATAAAAATGGTAACTTATATTGGGTTGATTCATATATAAAAGGTGATTTTGATGAAAATGGTAAGTTTTTGGGGTATATGTCAATCAGATATGATGTAACAGAAGTCAAGAAAAAAGAAATTGATATAAAAAATAGGATGAATGCTATTAATACATCGAATATGGTTATTGAGTTTGATTTGGATGGTAAAATTATGTTTGCTAATAGTTTATTCTGTGAAAAAATGGGTTATGAAGAAAAAGAATTAAAAGGTAAACATCATAAGATTTTTGTTTCAAAGGAATATTCAAAATCTCCTGAATATAAAGAGTTTTGGAAATTGTTAAAAAGTGGAGAATATGTTACTGATGAGTTTTTAAGGTTTACTAAAGATAAAAACAAAGTTTGGATTCAAGCTTCATATAATCCTGTATTTGATATAGATGGTAAAGTACAAAGAGTAATGAAAATTGCAACAGATATAACTGATAGAATTACACAATCAATAGAAATTGAGAAAAAGAACACTTATTTAGAACACGCAGCAAAGATTCTAAGACACGATATGCACTCAGGTATTAACACATACATACCTAGGGGAGTTAGTTCATTAGAACGAAGATTAACTATTGAACAAATAGAGGAGTTAAAAATAACAGCACCATTTAAAATGATTAAAGATGGGTTGAGCCATGCTCAAAAAGTTTATAAAGGTGTTTATGAATTTACAAACTTAGTAAAAAAAGATGTTGTATTAAATAAAACAGAATGTAATCTAAAAAGTATTTTAGAAAGTTACTTAACAACAACCTCATACAAAAGTCAGGTTCATATCGAGGAATTAATAACTAAAGATGTGAATGAGTCATTGTTTTGTACATCAATTGATAATCTGATAAGAAATGGTTTGAAATATAACGATTCTGATACGAAATTTGTTAAAATATTTATGGAGGGGGATTTGTTAATAATACAAGATAATGGTAGAGGAATCACTCAACAAGATTTCGACCATTTATCAAAACCATATACAAGAAAAGAAGGACAAAAAGAGAGTGGTACAGGATTAGGGTTAAATATTTGTGTTGCAATTTTAGAAGAACACGGATTTGAAATTACATGTGAAAAAAATGATATTGGTACTAAAATGAAAATAAACATAAAATAAAAAAAAAACAAAAAATGATTGATTCGTTAATGTTGGTAGATGATGAGGACTTGTTCCATTTAGTTTTTGAAGACGCTTGTTCTTTATTAGATATTAGTTTATCACTAAAATCATTGAATAGTTCTGATGAAGCCGCTAAACTTTTTCAAAAATGGTTGGGTGGTGATTATTCAGATAGACCTGAGTGTGTATTTGTTGATTTAAATATAATTGGTTCTTCCTTTGATGGTATAGAATTGATTAGAAAGATTAACTTTGAGTATGGTAATAATGTGGTTATAGGGATTATATCCTCATCTAATGAACCTGAAGAACAAGCTAAAGCTGTTCAAGCTGGCGCACAATTTTGGATTATAAAATCTGATGATATCGAACCTAGATTAGAAGAATTCAAAAAAGATTATGAAGGCTATAAAAAAAGAACTGCCTCATTTAAGGTGTATAAATAATGAAATTTAATAAGGAAACAAAACAAGAGTTAATAGAATTACTCGAAAAGAAAAATATTGGTTTAGAAGGTAATATTTTGAAGATTATTGACTCTTCAGATGACCCTGATTTTGCTAAATATGTTGAGAATTGTAAGGATAAAGATAAAGAAACAAGAAAAAAAAGGTTAGAAATAACAAAACAAGTTCAGGAAAAGAACAAAGAACTAATTGAACTCAATACTGAAAATCAAAGAATAATGGATGAACTCCAAGTTTCTTTGAAAGAGGTTGAGGAGGCAAAAATGACTTTCGAAGTTCAAAATAGAGAGTTACTTGCTTGGCAACAAGACAACCAAAGAATGAGTGTGGAACTTCAACAAGAGATGGCCAAGTCAGAATTAGCAAGAATCCAAGCAGAAGAAGCCAAAACTGCAGCGGTTAATGATTTGGATGTTCTACAAAAGAAAAAACAAACCGAATTAATTGGTAACATCGTGAGAATTGCATTAGGTGTTATTATATCTATCGGTATTATAACCACATTTATGTATATTTTGGCTTTAGTAATAAACAAAGATACACAAATGATTGGTTCTACTTGGTCAAATATGTTAGGTATATTATTAACTAACGCATTTAGTATAATCGGTACAATAATGGGGGTTAAATACTCAGGAAAAGAGGAAAAAGAATAAAAAAAAGGGGGTCTATTTCGACCCCTTTTTTAATTTACTAAACTTAGCTTCCCCTTTATAAACATTTTCCACTTCATAGGCATTTCTACCCAATTTTTTGTCATATTTCCATATTTGGATGATATCTCCGTGGTCTATAACAACTTCTGATTTGGTATCTTGTGTCATTTGAGGTTCAGGGTTTAGTTTTTTCGCCATAATTAAATGATTGCTTCAGTAAGTTTTTTTGTAAGATTCAATTCATAAGCTCTTGCCAATCTTGTAAGGCCACAACCCCATCCAAATCTTGGGAAGAAATCCAAAGATAAGAAATGTTCCAATTCTTTTTCTACTCTTTCCTTACCAAATAATTCAAAAAGTTTTGCTGAGTAGTTCCCACCTTCGATTGTGTAGAACATTTCTTTCATACTTTCTTTATCACAACTTCTTTCAGCAGAACCGATTGTTTCTTGACCGAAAAGGATAACATCAACCTTTTGGAATTTGTCACCTTCACCCTTTTGCATATTCCAAAAAGGATTTGTTCTCAATGGGAAGTTTTGAAGTGAGATAGAATCACCGATTTCATTCCACATTTTTGTTTCGTGTTCAGCTTCAAGGATTTCAGTTCCGTATTTTTCACAAAGTTCATTATAATCTACAACTATTGGAATATCAAATCCCAAATATTCTAACATTTCCGCTTGAAGTTTAACCATATCTTCTTTAGTTCCTTTTGTTTCAACTTCGAACATAGGGAAGATTAAGTCGTGACGACCAGGGATTGGGTTTGCTTCTTGTCTGTATGATGTGGAGATACAATATACACCAGGAAATTCAGGATTTAGAAGTAATTCATATTCCAACCACATTTGACCTGTTTGTGGTAAAGGCCAAATTTCACCTGAATATTCAAATTTTGTGATGCTATGTGGATTTTCACAAGCGGCAAGGATTGAAAGTCTAGATTGTGTTGGAACCTCCAAGAAACCTTTGGCTTGGAAAAAGTTTCTCATCTTTTGTACTAACTCGTTGTAGATTTGTGTGTTTTTCATTTTTGTTATTAATTTTGTTTATTGGTTTATAAAAAAAAGCCCCCTAATAATAAGGGGGTTATGAATTAAAAATTGTATATGTTGTTTAGATTGATGTCCATTTTTTTTCTTTTAGGAATAAATACGATAAGATTTTAGAAAAATCAATTTTTTTATAAAAATAATAAAAAAAATTATGTTTTGTCATTAAAACTGACAATTTGTCAGGTTAAAAAGGTTTGGATTAATTTTTTATAACAAATGTTTGTGAGTAGAATTGACTACATAAAAAATAAACAATATAATTCAAACAAAAACGAACAAAATATGAGTAAAATTATTGGAATCGATTTAGGGACTACAAACTCGTGTGTAGCCGTAATGGAAAATGGAGAACCAATTGTAATAACAAACAATGAAGGTAAAAGAACAACCCCTTCAATCATTGGATTTGTTGACAATGGTGAAAGAAAGATTGGAGACCCAGCAAAAAGACAAGCTGTAACCAATCCTGACAAAACAATTTATTCAATCAAACGCTTTATGGGCTCAAATTATGACGAAACCAAGTCAGAGGTTAAGAGAGTTCCTTATAAGGTCGTAAAAGGGAAAAACAACACCCCAAGAGTAGAGATTGATGATAAACAATTCTCACCTCAAGAAATCTCAGCAATGGTGTTACAGAAAATGAAACAAACTGCTGAAGATTATTTGGGTCAAGAAGTAACTGAAGCCGTTATCACAGTTCCTGCTTACTTCAATGATGCTCAAAGACAAGCAACAAAAGAAGCTGGTGAGATTGCGGGTCTGAAAGTTAAGAGAATTATCAATGAACCAACTGCAGCTGCTCTTGCTTATGGTCTTGATAAGAAAAACAAGGACTCTAAAATCGTTGTTTTTGACTGTGGTGGGGGTACACACGATGTATCTGTACTAGAATTAGGTGGTGGTGTATTTGAAGTATTATCAACCGATGGTGATACACACTTAGGTGGTGATGACTTTGACAATGCTATTTCTGATTGGTTAAAAAACGAGTTCAAAAATGAGAACAATGGTGCTTGGAATGATGATTCTATGGCAATCCAAAGGTTAAGAGAGGCAGCTGAGAAGGCAAAAATTGAATTATCTTCATCTCAAAGTACTGAAATTAACTTACCTTACTTTATGGTAATTGATAATCAACCAAAACACCTTGTAAAAACACTTACAAGAGCAAAGTTTGAACAAATTATTGATAAATTGGTTGAAAGAACGATTGCACCTTGTAAATCAGCTCTTAAAAACGCTGGATTGACAATTAATGACATTGATGAGGTTATTTTGGTTGGTGGTTCTACTAGAATCCCTGCAATTCAAGAAGCAGTTAAGAAGTTTTTCGGAAAAGAAGCGTCAAAAGGTGTAAATCCTGACGAAGTTGTTGCTTTGGGTGCTGCGATTCAAGGTGGTGTATTAGCTGGTGATGTAAAAGATGTTCTTTTATTGGATGTTACCCCACTTTCATTAGGAATTGAGACAATGGGTGGTGTAATGACAAGATTAATCGAAGCAAATACAACAATTCCAACCAAAAAGTCACAAATCTTCTCAACTGCGGTAGATAATCAACCTTCTGTTGAAATTCACGTAATACAAGGTGAAAGACCAATGGCAAAAGACAACAGAACTATTGGTAGATTCCATTTAGATGGTATTCCACCATCAATGAGAGGTATTCCTCAAATCGAAGTTACTTTTGACATCGATGCAAATGGTATTATCAATGTTTCGGCCTTAGACAAGGGAACAAACAAACAACAAACGATTAGAATTGAGTCATCATCTGGACTTTCACAAGAAGAAATCGACAGAATGAAGAGAGAAGCTGAGGAAAATGCTGAAAGTGATAAATTAGCTAAAGAAAAAGCTGAAAAAATCAATGAGGCTGATAGTACAATCTTTAATATTGAGAAAACTTTGAAGGATTTGGATGAAAAAATCTCTGATGAACACAAAGAAGAAGTTAAAAAAGGTTTGGAGGAATTAAAAGAGGCTAAAAACACTGGTGAAATTGAAAAAATTGACCCTGCGTTAGATAATGTTAATTCAATTATGCAAAAAATTACCCAAGAACTTTATAGTAATGTGAGTGAACAAACTGAAAACACTGATGGTTTTACAGGTTCAGATGTAGAGTTTGAAGAAGTAAAGTAAAACAAAAAACCCCTGACTATTCGTTGGGGGTTTCTTCTTTTTGTTCTTCAGTTTTCTTTTCTTTTTGGATTTGGTGAATAATATAACCTGAGATTGCAAACTCAACACCTGCCCACATAATCAAATCAGTCATTGTTAGAACTGAATGTTTTTCTAATAAAAAGAAAATCATTCCCCATTGTGCAATGATGAAAGCGATTCCGGACTCAATCCTTTTTTTGGAAAAAAATGATTCTTTAGATGAATACATATTAGTAACTTCTCTAATTAACCATTTAATATTTTCCCATCCGAAAAATAGTTTGTTTTTCATAGTAAATTTTCTTAATAAATAGGATATAAAAGAAAAAGAGGACGTAGCGATGTCCTCTTTTTTTGTTGCCGTAACAGCAAACGGTCCTAATAGTCCTCCTAAGAGGTTAGATTATTCACCTTTAACTAAAGCCAAAGCTCTTTTCAGGTATTCTTTCGCTCTTGGTGATGGAGTTAATTCATCATCTTTAGTTTGAAGATTTAAAACTCTCTCAATATCTTTAACAAGTTCAGTTCCGTGTTCGTTTTCTTTGTATAATTCAATAATTTTGTCCATAGCTTTATTACAACCACCTGTTGTTTCATCGTAATAATTTTTGTTTCTGAACTTATTTAAATGGTGCATCATATCGTAAGCTAAGTGAGAACCACCATCTTTGATGTCTTTGAATAATCTTAAATTATTCAAAATACCTAAAGTATCTACCATAGAATTAACTCCCATTTTTCTTTTTGTAACACCAGGTGCGTATGTTACATACTCTCCAGCATTTCCTACAATTTCCTCCAATGGCATAATATTTTCAGGAACACATCTAACTTTTTTTTCTTCCTTTGGTTCAGACGTTTCCATTTGTTCCATTAATTTTTGTCGGATAACTTTACGTATATTAGATTCTTTTATATTGTAACCTTTCATAAACTTTTTTCTTTATAAATATAACAAGATTAACAAAATAAAAAAATCCCTCAATCGATGGACTCATCTTTTTTTTCTATTACTTTTTCTATTTTTTTGTTATTCAATAAATGGTCAATCCATATATCAAAAATTAAAAAATAAATCCACCAAGTTAATAATGAAATAGGATATGTTTCGGGATAATAATAAGTCATACACATTAGATAAAATACTTTAGCAAAAATGTATATTCTTATAAAGGTATGAACGATTAAAAATAAAATTAGTAACATAGTCATTTATTAATTGTGATTATAAAATATCATTACTAATATAAGGATATTTATTTTAAAAACAAAATATATGAGTACCAAGTTAGATAACTTAATAAAGAAAGTTCTAAGAGAATCACTAAATCCGGTAATGAAATTGACTGAACATTGTATGATTTCTGAGGATTTAAAATATCATTTGGAAAATAAGATTCCATTGAATGAAAATATTTTTAGAATATACTCTGAGAAATATTTTAAGTTAATTAATGAGGTAAGAAACTTATATTATGATGGTAAAATAGAATTGAATGAAGAGGACACTTGGTTGGTTGAGTCAGATTTAGGTAAAAAAGTTTTATTAGAAAATGGGGATGAGGTATGGTTAGATGCTCCAATGTATGAAGAGGAAGTTGAAGAATTATTGTTTGAAGCAAAACATCACGGAAAAAATGTTAAACTTAATTCACCATTTAGAACACCAGGAGGACCTAAAAAGTTTGCGGTATATGTTAAAACACCAAAAGGAACAATCAAGAAAGTAACATTTGGTGACCCCAACCTAAAGGTGAGAAATAGAAATCCAAAAGCAGCAAAATCATTTAGAGCAAGACATAAGTGTGACCAAAAGAAAGATAGAACAACTGCTGGTTATTGGAGTTGTAATGTTGGTCGACACGCAAAAAAATTGGGTTTAAAGTCAAGTGCTAGTTGGTAATGGAAAAACTACCTTTCGAACAAGAAATAATTGGTAATAAACGATTAAGAACATTTTCACCTGATGTTGACGATGAGGAATTAAAATGGCATCGTGATAGGGAAAATAGATTAGTTGAAATATTGGATGGGGATGATTGGTTTTTACAAATGGACAACGAATTCCCTAAAAAATTAGTTATTGGTGAAAAGTATTATATACCTGAAGGTGTATATCATAGAGTAATAAAAGGTAATCAAGAATTAAAAGTCCTGATTACCTTTGTTTGATATTACTTATTAAATCTTTTCAAAGCATTTTCTGTTATAAACACATATTCGGTTTCTTTGAGCTCCTCAAGTGTTTTTGAATTAGTATAAGACATTGCTGATTTTAGATAGTCTACAAGATTTTCAATCCATTTATCTAATGTATATTCTACCTTATTGTATTTCGTAATACCCTCAGATGTAATCAACTTATTTTTACCCCACTTTCTTTGTACTTCTTTTGTACTCATTCCTCTAAATTTCTTATACATAAACTTTCTAAGGAATTTGAAATTATTCCAAACATATTTGGAGGTATTTTCATTTAATGGAATGAGTTTACCTAAATAAACAGGAGAACAAGATTCCAATGTTTTGTTTAATACTCCACCTAACATCACATAATCGGCACCAAGGGCTAATGCTTTGATAATATCATCATAGTTTCTAAATCCACCATCAGCAACAATATTTGTTGTATAACCTCTTTTCTTTTTGATGTTATAACACTCTGATATTAAAGAAGCCATTGGATAATGCACACCAGTATTTGCTGAAGTTAAACATCCTGAACCACCACCAATACCAACTCTAATATAATCGACACCAAGTTCGGCAAATAACTCGTATGTATTAGGATTTGCAATATTTCCAATCATTAATTGGTTTGTACTTTTCATATTTTCAGTGAAATACTTACACAAGTCATATAGTTTTGACATATGACCATTTGCAATATCAACCAATATCCTTTTTTGATGAACCATAGTACCATAAGTTTTATGTTTATGTATCATTAATTCAAAGTCTGATAAAGAAATTGACCAAAATGTATTGTCGTAGTATGGCCTTTCACCTCTAGGTAAACATACCTCAAGGTTTTCATCTAGGAATATTTCGTAATTTTCTTTGTTAACTACAGTGTCCATTGGACTAACTATGATTGGGAGAGACCCCTCTGGTGTGAAAATATTAATTTCACTTCTTGATGATATTGTGGAAATTGTTTCAGGAACTAGTGTAATGTCCTTAAAGTCGAATTTTTGCATAATTTATCCTTTTTGATTTAAGGATAAAATATAAATCTTGAAAACTCAAATATTATGATTTGAATCTTTTAACTAATTTGGATAATAATTCTTTGAAGATGATACCTGAAAGTGTTAAACCTGTAAAACTAATAATTCTGATAGCTAATTGTTTCAAATCCACATTTTCAGTACTTCCATCTTCAACCATTTGATATATCATAGGTAATATTGGGATAATAAAAGTATAGCTTAACATATTTGTTATTTTGTGGAAAGTTAAACCCAAGCTATCAATAAAATTGATAAATGTATTTGTGAATGTATCAGTTTTTTTCAATATTCTATCAAAAATCCCACTCAAACCATCCTCTTGTATTTTTGTATAGATTTTTGTAACAATTTTTTTGTTGTCTATAAAATATGTTGCAATTATACCAATCAAAATTAAAACTAACTCGTTCTCATCAATCTCAGGATATTTTCCTCTTACGAAATCTTCAACAGGACCCATAAAACCACCAATACCAGCACCCCAAGTTAATAAAAATTGTAAGTTCATACCAATTTGGTCTTGAGCTTCATTTACAATTTTTTTTACCCTTTCAGTATTTTGTTTGATTAAATTACCAAGTTCCTCACCAGTACTTTCAGTGATAATTATTCTTTTTTGTTGTTCGGTGATTATAATTTTCATAATAATAAATATTGTATAAATATTTATATACAAAACTAAAATTATGATTAATCCAGAATTAAAGGTTGGTGATAGAGTTATTCTACTAACTATGGAAGGTGAACCAAATATGACTTACGAAGGAGGTGTTGTTGTTCCTATAGATAAGTTTAATAATCCATATGTAGTTGTGTTTGGACACAAACAATATAATGTCAAATGGGATAATGGCAGAACTTATAATTTATTAGAAGATGCTGATAAGTGGATGTATGAAAAAGATTTTAACAAAAAAAAGAAAAAGAAAAAAATAGAAGAAAGTTATACCATAACAAAAAAACAATTATTGGATAACATTTGATTAAACAAAATAGTTTATAGTATTTATTAAAAAAAAACAATATGCAAAAGTTTATAATTTCTGAATCAGATAGAAGTCATATTTTAAATTTATATGGTATCGTAAAGGATGAGGTAAGACCTTTACAAAAATTGTTAGAGTGTAAGTACACACCTGATGGAAAATATATTATGTATGAAAACAAAATATATTCTTGTCAAACAGGTGAAGAAGTTCCAATTATGGAAGGTTGGAGTATCAGTGATATTCTTCATACAGGGGCTGATTTATTGTCTGCTGGAATGGACTTCGTAATTCCCGGTTCAGGAGCTATCGTAGATGCTTTGAATGCCCTCAGTTACATTATAGAAGCTCAATTTAAACCTGCTGAGGAGAGAGATTCACTATACACTATGGCAGCAATAACTTTTGCTTTTGTAATATTACCCGGTCCACTACAAGCTGTTGCCCCAGTTTTAAAAAATGCAATAAAAACAGGTAGAGGATTTGCTTCAAAGGCTGTTTTGGGCGCGTTAGAAATTATTGGAAAAAATTTAGGAACAATTCTTGGTGGTATAAAAAATTTACTTCAAAAAGCATTACAATCAAAGTTAGCTAGAAATATTTTAGGTAAACATGGAGATAATATATCCAAGTATATTCAAAAATTTTACGATAGAGTAAAAACTATTTTTGATGGTGTTTTGGCAAAAGCTAAAGGTACAAAAACACCTGGAGTTAAAGCCACTGCCGATGATGTTGTTAAAAAACCTGGTTTGTTGAAAACAACAGCAAAAGAACTAGGACAACTAACATTAAGTAAACAACTTAAAGTTAGGTTGCAAAACTTCTTTAAAAAATTACCAAAAATAAAAAGTGGTCCTCTTTTTTTGAGGAAGTTGGGGTTTGTTCCTGGTAAAACTTATCGTTTAAAAGGTGCTGCCTTCAAAACGGACAAAATAATGATTGATAATGTCACCGATTCTAAAGTACTTGTTACTTATATTTCAAAAAATGGTGAAAAAATACCCGCAGAAATGTCTATCGAGAAATTTACGAAAGATGCCATTGGAGCACCTTGGAGTAGAAGAGGGTATTCTGTTGCAGTTCCATTTTTTGTCAAAAGAACTGCTGATTTGTTAAATAGTGATGGTAGTGATATAAATTATGATATACTAAATAGTATACCTGATGCTAACCCTGACCAAACATCTGCAGAATCATTAGCATTTATGGGTGAAGAGGTTGCTGAATTTGAAGGTGATACTGGTGCTTACACTATTCAAGGGAATGTAAAAACATTCCAAGATGGGTTACAATTGTTAGGATATAAGTTAGCTAGATTTGGTGCGGATGGAAAATTTGGTGCTGAAACACAAGAACAATTAAAAAAATTCCAAACAGATAATGGATTAACAACCTCAATTGGTAAAATGGATAGATTGACAGCGAAAAAAATAGCTGAATTACTAAAAACAAAAAATATTCCTAATTCTCAGGAAATACAAAATCAACTTAATAAAATTTAAAATATGAACGCTTATTTTTTCAAAATGAACCAAGCAGAACGAAATGATATTTTAGACCAACACAGAAAGGTTTATGATGGTTTCGTGACCACATATGGACAACAAATAAATCAACAACCATTATATGTCCAAGATTTTGCAAATGACAAACAAGGTCTTACTGTAAGTAACAAGGGTGTTGTCAAAACATATACAAATATGAATATCAACGAATCTGATGCAATGACAGGTGCAAAATACTTACCTGATATTTCATTTGATTTTGGTGGCCCTGATGATGAATTTGAGTCAGAATATGTTGGTTTTGATGGTAGAGATATGATTGGTGATAGTAGTTCTGATATGGAACACGGAACATTTGATGATGAAGATGACGAGGTTACATATGAATTACATTTTGATGATGAAGATGATGAACCATCATTCAGTAAAATTTCAGTATTGGGTTTTGACGAAAATTTAGATGAGGAGATGGTTGAACCATTACAAGAGCAAGTCAACAAAACATTAGAAATGTTTAAAAAATTTAAAAATTACTAAAATGGAAATTGTAGAAGTAATAACATTTCATCTGAATAATTTGGAAGAAGTATTAGAAGTTACTTTTAGAACTAACACTGATTCTGAAGAAATGTGTAGAGAGACAAAAATACCATTTATCGACATTTCTGATTTTGGTTATAAATTTCATAATGATATACCTGATGAATTATTTGAAGAAGATAATGATGAATATTATGAAGATTTTGAGGATGATGACTTATTTGTTGATGAAAATGAAATCCTTTCATTCCTAAATGAATATTTCGTTCTATTTATAGATAAATTACCTAAACCTGAAATTTTTTAATGGGACAATACGAAATAGATACTCTTATTTCTTTGATGAAAAGATACACAACCAAAAAAAATGATGGTGAAATTGATGAACAAGACGCACCAGCAGGTGGAGGTGGTACTGGTGGAGGTACAAAATACCCAACCGTTACTAAGTGGGAATCAGGCGCAACAAGGGGTTTAGCAAATCCCATTGGTTTAACTAAATGGAGAGATGTCTATAAAATAACGAGAGGTAAAGCAAATACACTACTTTAGACAATGAATACGGAATTAAAAATACAAAGTATAACATATGATTTACAATATTTTTTCACTGATAAAGGTATTGTAAAAATTTCATTAGATGAAAATGAAAATATCCTCGAATATAACTCTCAGAATCTAAAATTAGGTCTCGATATTTTAAAGGAAAATCTCCAAGTTAAATTTGATATGGGATTGATAAATGAGAATGATTATATTTATTCCGCAAGAAAGTTCCTATATGAATCAATGAATATTGGGAGTATCAAAAATCAAATTTCTGTGATTAATGAGTGGGAAAATAAATATGGAAAAAATCTTTTGTTTATCAATGAAAGTTCAGATAGAACTGATTTAAGAAAAGTTTTTGAAAATAGTTGGAAAGGTTTAAATACTTTATATGCTGAAAGGTTGATTGACTCACTAATATTAGAAAGAACTTGGTTACAATGGGGTTGGGATAATATAAAATCTACGATTTCAAAAGCATTTACTTGTGCTAAAGGTAGTGGATATATTGATTGTTTTATGGAAGGTTTAAGAACAATCGCAACCTCATTTTTGGGGGTAGCTGTTTTGACTGGTGTATCATTCATCCCTGTAATAGGAACAATCCCTAACGTAATAATTTTTGGAGCGTTATTAATTTATGATATCTATAAAATGATGTCTGGAAAAAAATGGAGTATTTCAGATATCATAGTTGATATTGTATCATTATTGGCACCAGCTTTAGCTAAAGGTTTAGGAGCATATACAAAAGGTTTGACTAACTTTTATGGATTAGGAACGTTGGCCGGGAAGGGCACATTTGGAAAAGTAATCCAAACAATTTCTAAAGGTATTGGAAAATTAGCAACTTATATTGGTGAAAGTGTAGCTTACTTTTCAAGTAAGTTAGGTATAAAATGGTTAGGTGATATGGCAAAATATGCGTATAATGGTCTTACTAAAATAAGTTCAGATATTTCAGCGGGACAAAAGGCCGCTAATAAAGAAACTAAGAAATCTGAAAAATCTAAGTCAGCTACTGAATTACTTAAAGACGTGCCTGAAAGTTGGAAAAAATATCCTTGTGTTGCGTTGTCTAAGAATGTAAAACAAAAGAAAACAAGTGATGGTACTATAGTTTATGAAGGTGGTGGTTTTGTGTGGTTTGATAATGGTAAAAAAATTGACCCCAAAACTGAGGAGGTTTCATCATATTCTTGTACACCAGATGGAAAAGTTAAATCTGGTGAATCTGAAAAAAAATCATTAGGTTTATTTGGTGCTCTGTTAGGACCTGATGGACTGAAAAAACAAATTATGTATAATAAATGTGATGATTTCCCATTTGAAGTTGGTTGTATTAATGATAAAATAAAGAGAGTCCAAAGTTGTTTGGAAGTCACAATTGATGGTAAGTTTACACCAACATTAAAAGAAAAAATGGTGGAAAAGGGTTATGGTGAAATCCTTACAACATCAGTATATGATAAAATTATGAAAGATTGTGGTGCTGCACCTGAAGGTTCTGCATTACCTACAGCAGGATTTGCAAAAGACATATAATATTTATAGTTAAATTAGGATATGAATAAGTATAAAATTTTCGAACAATATAAACAAGATGAACCTTTAGAAAAGTTCAAAGCTATAGAAAACCCAGTTTTGAGAGCAGCTGCCGCGGCGAATTGTTTCCCTGAAGGATATGTAATTACTCAACATCCAGAAACAAATGAATTAGTTATTTCGGCTTTGAGTAAAAAACCTGAAAACGCGAACAACAAGTTTGTTTATTACAAACCAGATTACACTTTAGAATATCGTACAACAAATGATAAAACAGGTAAAGTAGCTAGAACTTCAAAATGGAGTTGTTATGCTTTGTTAGAACGAACAAATCCTGAGACATCAAAAGTTCAACAAGAATTGTTATCAGCTTTAGAAAATAGTTTAGGTTGGAAACAATTTGCAAGTGTACAAGGTAATGGCATATTAAATTATGATATAACTGATGTTGCGAAAGACCCAGACTTAAAACCTGGTGGTATGTATTATAATGTTGTAAAAGGATTACAACAATATATGGATGATTTAGTTAGTTCTAATAGACCATTCTATATGTGGAAAACTAAAAAGAAGGGGGTTGGAATTAAAAAAATGGAAGATGAACAAATAAGAATTTTAGCACTTCCTGAGTTTTCGGGGTACCAGATTTGTTCAGTACCTGAACCTGAAAAGGGACCTGACGACATTATCGACATCGACATTAAGTATCCTGATTACTTTGAAAAAGGTACTAAACTTTGTAAGCCTATGTCTGATTTTTCCCCTAAACAGATTTATAGTAAAACCTTATCATTGGTAGAAAAACTAGGTAAAGGGGCTAACAAAAAAGATTGTAGAAACCTAATTTTGTCCTATTACGAATTGATTCAAAAAGAAATTCCAATTAACCAAAACACTATTGACAAAATAAAACCAATTGTAAGAAATTGTTCAACTGCAATAAATTTTCCTGGTCTTAAAGATAAAATACAATATATGCAACGAATAAAAATTAGAGGTGGACAAGGTAATATATTAAATTATAGCCTTAAAGAATCAAAGAATGATGAACTTTCTACACTAGTATCAGAAAGTTTAACAAGATTGAAAATTCAAAAAACAAAGAAGTTTATTACTGAAGGAAGAGAAGTAAGAAAAAGAATTGAATTCATTTTCGAAAGTATTGAGGTAAAGAATAGAAAGGATATTGAACTATTAGCTGATTGTTTATTGGGTGAAATGGTAAGATTGAGAAACGAGGGGTTTGATGAAATGATAATCAGTGAACAGATGGGTTTATTATCAAACCTCACTAATTTTTTTACAAGTGGAAAAGGTGGTGACTTTTTATCAGGTCTAAAGGGTGCTGCAGGTGGAGGTTTAATGTCAACCGTTATTGAAACTATAGCAGGTGGTATCCTAAAAACAATGGGTATCGACCCTAAAGGAACTTTGGGTACTTTAATTTTAAAAACAATTACAAACCTAACACCAGCTGACTTCCCTAAATTAAGTGATTGTAGATTTGTTTCAGGTTTAATCACAAAAAGTGTAATGGAAACTATTGCGGCTGAAGCGACAAAAAGTATTGGTGGAAAAACTATGGTTGGAAGTTTTATCGAAAACACTCTATTCGAATTAGGTGAAGAAAGTGAAATATTCCAATCAATTAAGAACTTTATTGGTGATAAAATTGTTTGTCCATACCTAGAAGGTAAAGGTGGAAATGTTTTATCAAGTATTTTTGGAAAAAAATAATTTTAAAGAAACCTGTGAGGTAGGACTCACATGGGATAAACTCGACTAAAGAAAGGGAGGTATCCAACATCTACCAAAAGGACGTTTACACGTCCTTTTGTGTTTAATAGAATGTTGTTTTGAATTCTTCCCAAATATCCCCAACTGATGAATTGATTATATCTGAAAATATAGTTGGTTCATAAGGTTTAATATTCATTTTCATATTTGCCTCGTCTGGTGTTCTATCACCCTTCAATCTATTACAAGATGAACAACAAGTTACTAAGTTCATCCAAGTATTTTGTCCACCTTTAGATTTTGGTATAATATGGTCTATTGTAAGGTTTCTTTTACTTCCACAATAAGTACATTCGTGACCATCACGTTTATATAATCTATGTCTATTGATTTTCAATTTATGAACTCTGAACTTGACAAAGTTTAATAATCTGATAATTAATGGACGTATAAATTCACCCATACCTGATAATAAGGGTTTGTCACTCGCTTTTAACACTTCAGCTTTTCCTTTACTTACTAAAGTAAATCCTTTATAAACACTAGTTACATTAATAGGTGTAAAATCCGCATTCAATACTAGTACCTTTTCCATATGAATATTTTTTTTCTTTCAATTATAAATATTTTTTTTTGAAAGAATAACTAGTTATCAAAAACTTTTACTACATTTGTATAATCAAAAGAAATAAATCATATGAAAACATTATTGAATCTTGCTGTTGTTGTATTTTTCATCTACATTTTGAAGGATGTTAACTTTGATAATTTAGCTAAGGATGTTACCGAACAACCAAATCCTACACAATTTGATTCTTCATCACATAATGTAAGGGTATTCGATAATATTAAAATAAATCGGTCATTCAAGATAATTTGTTTGGGTGATGTAAATATTGATGAGTTACAAGATACAATAAATGAGGTTATCAATATTTTTAGTTCCCAAGGTATTAAAGTTGATTTTGAATATCACTCACAAATAGAATCAATCAGTGAATTTATGATTACAGATGATTTTGGTAATTTGACTGAAATTATGGATAATCAAAAGTTATTACAAACATATTCAGAATATACCTCAGTTGTTTTCTTGACAGATAAAAGATTGTTTGATAGTAATATAAGAGATTATGTTAGAGGATATTCCACAGGTTTTAATATATCGGTAAGAGTGGGTAATGGGTTTATAAAAGAAACTATGGTACACGAGTTAGGTCACATTCTTGGTTTGAAACATTGTGACGATTTATCTTGTGTAATGGCTATAAATAATGATGATTATGATACTGGTCTTTTTTGTAAAAAATGTAAAAACACTTTGAACATATATGAGTAATCCAAAAGAAAAAATGAAACAATTCTATACTGAAAATGGTATAGTAGAAACATCCAAAGTAACAGGTTTATCCTATCAACGATTAATTGATGAACTTGACTTGAAGTACAAAAAATTTGAAGATATCCAATTCACACCCCATCCTATGAGTGGTGTAAGAAGTGTAACTATGTTCGAAAATGGTTATGGTGCTTCAGTGGTTTCCCATCCAATGTCCTATGGTGGAAAGATGGGTTTATATGAAATGGCTGTACTTGACAAAAATGGTGAATTAACCTATACTACACCAATAACTGATGATGTCATAGGTTACCTCACACCTGAACAAGTGACAGAAAAATTAATTCAAATACAAGATTTAAAAAATTAAAATTATGCCAACCTTTTATCAAGATGTAGAAGCTGAAGTAGATATTGATGTTGAAGAATTTGTTGACTCATGTTCAGGTAGAGAAATCGAAAAACTAATTCGTTATTTGGTTGAAGATGGTAGTTTACCAAAAACACTTACTACTTATACCCAAACACAAAATTTATCACTTAATGACACCTTATGGTACGAAACCATAGAAAAAATTAGAAGTAATCGGTTAACTCTAACAGATGAGGAAATTGATATAATTGAGAATATTGCAAAACGATTTTAATTATGTATATTATTGTAAAACACATCAAAACAGACCACAATACGACTTTACCTGTTGTATTAGTTGATACACAATGTGAAGTATTAGAATTTGAAACTATTGAGGAGGCTGAAAATATGAAGAATCTTTTCGAAACTAATTCCGACTCAGGTTACAAATACGAAGTAAAAAAGATTTAAAAGTCCTTGACAAATCAAAAACGATTACTTAAGTTTTAAAACACAATTAAACGAAACGATATGAACTTCATTGATGCCTTACAATCAGAGGACACTTACACGGAAAATGGAATGGTAACTAATTCTTCAACTTTGAACGAATGTGTAAACCTATTCTTTACTATTGGTGCTATGAGAAAACAAGATAAGGAAAGACTTATCTCAACATTCTCAAAAGCTTTCAATGAGAATCCGTTGTCAGCATTGAAAATCCTATTTTGGGTTAGAGATGTAAGAGGTGGAGCAGGTGAAAGACAAATCTTCCGAGATATCATCAAGTATCTTGTGGAGAATCATCCAAATGTTGTTCAAAAGAACATCCAAGCAATACCATACTTTGGTAGATGGGATGACCTTTCAGTTCTTTTTGGTACCGAGTTGGAAGCTGAGGCGACCAGAATGTTTGTAAGTGGTCTTATTGTAGAAAATGGACTATGTGCAAAGTGGATACCAAGAAAGGGTGTTATTTTCAACGCAATTAGAAAAGCATTGAATACCACCCCTAAAAACCTCCGTAAATTATTGGTAGGAGTTTCCAACACTGTCGAACAAAAGATGTGTGCAAACCAATGGACTGAGATTGAGTACTCAAAAACTCCATCTTTGGCTATGGGTAGATACACAAAGGCTTTTGCTAAACACGACACAACTGGATTCACTGAGTATTTAGAAAAACTAAAGAAAGGTGAAACCAAAGTGAATGCTGGTGCTATATATCCTTATAACATTGTTCAAACAATGAAACAAGGTAGTTGGGAATTGGCAAACGAGCAATGGAAAGCTTTACCAAACTTTATGGAAGGTACAACTGAAAGAATTTTACCTGTAGTTGATGTGTCAGGTTCAATGAGTTCAATAGTTTCTGGTAGTATTAGTTGTTTGGATGTAGCAGTTTCTTTAGGTTTATATATCTCAGAAAGAAATGAAGGAGTTTTCAAAGATTCTTTCATTACTTTCTCTGAAAAGCCCCAACTTGAAAAGGTTTCGGGGACACTTAAAGAACGCTACGACCAAATGTTAGTTGCGGATTGGGGTATGAGTACTAACTTAGAAAAAGTATTCGAACTTATTCTTAATCAAGCTATCAAACATAGTGTATCACCTGAAGATATGCCTTCTAAGATATTGATTATGTCTGATATGGAATTTAACCAAGCTTCACGTCACTCTGAAAGTGCGATTCAGATGATAAGAAGAATGTATGATGAAAGTGGCTATTCATTACCACAAATCATATTTTGGAATATTCAATCAAGGAATAAAAACTTTCCTGTTAGATGTGATGAATCGGGGACTGCATTAATCTCAGGTCTTTCACCAAGTATTGTAAAGTCAGTATTGGGTGGAAAACAGATGACACCAGTATCTATTATGAATGAGACAATCAATTCAGAGAGATACTCAATCATCGAAATCTAAGAGAAAAGGAAAAATTGGTTTATAAAGTATGATTCCAGCAAACTAAGATACAAATATTGAATCATTCGAACACAAGGCTGAGTTGTTGACTCATTTTTCCAATCGCACGGAAATAAACTTCAACAAAAAACCCATACTGAAACCAATTTTTCCAATTTTCTTTTCTTTTTGAAACTTTTTAATTATATTTACGTTATATAGAACGAGGGATAGATTCAGCAATCTTTAAACATCAAAACTTGTAAATTTGACCAAACACTATCCTGTCAATTTAGGTTATAAAGAATGAGTTCAGCAAACTAAACAAAATTGCAACTTTGGAAAAAAATCATTCTGAGCCAAACTTTTTATTAATTTCGCAATACTTATAAACAAACTAAAAAAATGAAAAATTTCTTCAAACATATTAACATATCGGTTCAGCCACAATTTAGCAATTGTTGGTCAAAGCCGAGTGTTTGTAATGGTTGGGGAAATTCTATAGAATTATAATTGTTAATAATTTTTTGATAGTAGAACCCTGAACCATAAAGTTCAGGGTTTTTTTTGTTCATTGACATCGTGGTAAAATAATACTCCCTCTTGGTATAATGGTTGATTACATCAGATTTTGATTCTGAGGATGGTGGTTCGATTCCATCAGGGGGAACATTCTAAAGTGAGGGATTTTATTACCTGGTATAATGAAATAGAGATAATAAAAGTAGAATTCGAACTTTTAAATAAAATCCGAATTCTACTTTTAAAAGAATAATTTTAACCCAAAATACCTTGTAAAAAACCTACAACAATTCCTAGTAGGTAAGTAGCGTTGTATAATAATACAACAGAAATAATTCCAACAATAATTTTTGAAGTTGTGCTCAATTGTGTGTTCATAATTTTAAATTTTTAGTAGTGAAATAATGTTTAACAAAGAAACAAAACAAATACCATACATCCAAGTAAAATTCAAAATTTTTTTTAAAATAATTTATTGTTCAAGTTTTACATTAATTGGTTTTTACCATTTTATGGATTGTGTAGTAATAACTTAAAGTGGTGGATTTTGACCACTTTAAAAAAAACTTACAAAGATATTTGGAAATTAAAAAAAAATGGTAACTTTGTAGAAGAGTAAGGAAAGGTCGTAGGTAGCACTGTCCACAGCCAGCCTTAAACGTGGTGGATACTTACTCAAAACTTTATGGTGATGTTGCCAAGTTGGTCAAGGCGAACGACTGAAAATCGTTTAATATTGGTTCGATTCCAATCATCACCACCAAACTATATGTGGTATGTACCCCAATTGGTAGAGGGACATCATTGTGGATGATGTATGTGTGGGTTCGAGTCCCATCATACCACCAAACAATACGGAAAAGTCAACCGAAATTGGTATCGGCCTGGTCTTGAAAATCAGATGTCATCGGTGATGAGCTGGTGTGTGGGTTCGAGACCTCTGTTCTCCGCAAAAAAAAATTAAATTATGTTATTATTAATTGGTCTTTTGTTTTTGATAATTGGAATATTATTCTTAGTTTTGTCTCACTTCAAACGAAACTCAGACCTATTCTTAGTAGGACTTATTTTTCTAATTGTTCTTCTATGTGGAATTATATATGGTTTAATTGTTTAATATATGGGTGTAGTTCAGAGGTAGAATGCTAATTTTGGGAATTAGTGGTCATCGGTTCAAATCCGGTCACCCATACAAATTTTTTTTAAGGTTCTATAGCTCAAGTGGTTAGAGCTTTCCGCTCATAACGGAGGGGTTTCAGGTTCAAATCCTGATGGAACCACAAACATTGTTCCGTAACTCAGTTGGTTTAGAGTACTATGCTGATACCGTAGAAGTCGTGAGTTCGAGCCTCACCGGAACAACAAAAAATATTTATTATGGAAAAGGTAAAAATTGGTGAGTTTAAAGTTGGTGACAACTTAATTATTGATTTTGGTGATGACAATCCCAACAACAAGGAGGTTCAGGTAAGAGCAATTATTGATATGGAGGTTGTTATTTTAATGGATAAAAATCAAAATTATTTGATGGAAACAGTAAAATATATGAATCTTTTGTGTAGATTTGGGAATGTAATTAGACAGGATTAGTTAACCATTCAATCAACCGAATTATGTTGAAAGTTTTAATTTTAATGAACACTATGTCAGCGAAGTTTTATGAATCAATGAGAAACAGATACAACCAACTTTATGTATTGAGAGATGGTGATTATGTTTATGATGTGGAGACAGGAATTGAGTGGAGATTATTGGAAGATGTAAACTTGGATGGTCGTGCAAGAAGTTTATGTAGTTTCGCACCTGATGGTTGTGGTATAAAATTGGGCACACCAATGGTCAATACTTTCTTTGATGATAAAGATAGATTGTGTGTGAACTATAAGAGAGGAATGAATCCTAATAGAAAATTTGATTAATGACCCTGTGGCTTAGTTGGTTTAAAGCACTAAACTTTTAATTTAGGGAGCGTGAGTTCGAGTCTCACCAGGGTCACATTCAATGTACCACGAAGCATCCCATTAGAACTGCTCACTTGCTGTGGTCTTTTTGTCCAACGAATAGCCCAAGGTATAAGTTCGGACTCAACCTAACCACTCCCCCACTGACGAGTGGGGTGAAGTTGGGGGATAAAAAAGAAATATTAAGGTCGGGTGGCCGAGTGGTTTAGGCAATGACCTGCAAAATCATTTTTAGGGGGGTTCGATTCCCTCCCCGACCTCAAAAAAAAGTTCGATTCTTTACTTTTCCTCATTTCTTAGATATTTATATATATGAAATGGAATGATGAAAATATAAAACAATTAGTTTCACTTGTCGAGAAGGGTTATAGACCTGGTGATATTGCTGAAATTATGGGAACGACTTACAAATCTATCAATTGTAAAATGGGTAGATTGAATTTAAAAGTTATATACAAGGAAAATCAAGTTTGTAAAAATTGTAAAAAGGAATTTGAAAAATATTTTAGTAAACCTAATACCTTTTGTTCATCTTCTTGTGCTATACAGTATAATAATAGAAATAGAAAACTGACTGAAGAAACTAAAAAAAAGATTTCAGAGACCTTAAAAAACAAGCCCAGAAAGGAAAAGATTAAAACTAAAAAGATTTGTAAGATTTGTTCAATTAATGAGGTAACTGAAAAGTTGAAAATAATATGTAATGATTGTAAATTAACATATTACGAGTATTATAGACCATCTTGTTTTTTTAAGTTTGACATCCAAGATTTTAAAGATGAATTTGATTTATCTTTAGTTGAACAATATGGATGGTATTCACCAACAAACAAACGGAATAATTTGAAAGGGGTAAGTAAAGACCATATGTATTCTGTGATGGATGGTTTTCGAAATAAGATTAACCCAAAGATTATATCCCATCCTGCGAATTGTAATCTATTATTATTCTCAGATAATTCAATAAAAAAGGATAATTCGTCAATAACAATGGAAGAACTTTTAAAAAGGATTGAAAATTGGGATAAAAAATATAAAAAGTTTTAATTTTTTCTTATCTTTGTAATAGTAAGCAAATATATGGGTCTCTAGTGTAATGGCTTAGCATTGATAGCTCCAACCTATCCGGTCAGGGTTCGAATCCTTGGGGACCTGCAAATTATTTAACCACAAAATAAAATGAGATGAAAACATTTGTAACTGTGTTCTTTTCTTTTTTAGTTTTCTTTTTGATTATGATACCCCAGCTATTGATTAGTAAATATGTTTTGGGTATCTATTTCAACGAGGGATTAGTTTATGGTGTAATGTTTATTGCATTTTACATCAGTAGTATGATAATAATTCCAAAATATTTCAAACAACTTAAATAATACTTATAATGGTACGAGAATACATAATCGAAACTTTGTTAAAAATTAAAGAATACGATGAAAAGATACATAGGCTCTATGGTTTGGGAGTTGATTTACTTGAGCTTAACAACACCACTCCTCAACTTGAAAAAAGTATTCCGACCCTCCTCAGAAAAAAACAAGACGAACAATTCGGATGGATTCAGGACTTAGTTGGCTGGTGGTTATATGATGATGTTGATAAAAAAATCTGGCACGAAGAAGTTGAGTTCAATGTTGAAAGTGTAGAAGATTTTACCGACTATTTAATAAGAGAGTATGGCTCAAATGACATACCAACAAGTTAATTATGGCTTATATCGAAAGTAATTTTTTCCCACTTAAAGTTTATGTTCGAAATGAATATATGTATCAGCACCAAAAAGGATTTGGTGAGTTTACAGAAGGAATTGTTACTTCGATTCGGTGTATGCCAAACCAGGCGGTTTTGTTTCAGGTTTTATTGAACAATGGTGTAATGAGAGACAAATTACCATCTCATGCACTATTGACAAAACCTGAGACACCAAATCCTGATTTGTCTTTTCATTTTCTGCAATTATGGAATTGTTTTTCATATAACTTTTCCCTCATTCAACTTAGTTTTGTATATGGGATGCGGGTTTCAGTTTTTATGAAAGATAAGAAATGGTATGATGGAAATTATTTTGGCACAATTAACTGGGGTTCAAGTGATATGAATACTGATTTAACATTGTCAGAAGACCCTATGGAACACAAGTGTCATCACATCATCTTATTAGATAATGGACAAATTGCCTTACAACCCAACAATAGAATAAGATGGAATGAACCTTCTTTTGTCACAAAAGATTTTCCTGAGAAACCTGATTATCTAGTTAATTTAGATTATTATAATTGTGAAGGACATAATAAATGGGCAACCGAAGACTCTGACTTAATGTTTTACGATACAGATTCGAAGGAATAAAATTAAATAACACTTTAATAATGAAAGAAATGGTAGTTGTAAACTTTTATAAAATACATCAAACAAATTGGGATGAATTACAGATGTTGGCCTTGGATACAATTGCCAAATATGAAGAAGAGGTTGATGATGTTGAGATTGGTAGTTTAACTGTTGAACAACAATATGAGGACTATAGGGTAGCTTGTATGCAGGGTTTAAAGACA